CACCGGAAAATGTCCTGTTATGTTCAGTTCTCAGTGGGTATGCGGCTCTCTCGCCAGTTTTAAGACGCGCTTGGTCTGGGTAGAGTACTCTGCCATACCCAATCGTCCAAAGTGACGCTGGGCATTTGTAGGGCTGGTTGTGACAGCCCTCAAAAGATTTGATCAACTGTATACCGGCTTCTGAAATAGTCATAGTTAACGCTTGGTTGAGAAGGCTTGTGACCCAAACCAGAATGCGATTATTGTGGCCAGGATGCTGGTTTCACTCTCTGACCAGATTAGCTCGATTGCCTGATTGAAGGGTACGCCAGTTGAGTACGCATACCATATGCCAACGCCATTAACGGTACACAACATCAAAACGAACAAATATGTAACGACTGGCCTTACGCTGGCACGTAGGGAAATTACCCAGGTACTAGCCCCTTCCCCGATTTTCATATCGTGCTTGTACATGGCAAGACGTTCTTGGGTCTGTGTCTGCATGGCAATCTGCTCTGTCTTGATCTCTTCGATAGCAGCCTGTGCCAAAAAGCCCTTTTCAGCAAGTGCCAACTCCCGTTCGCGCTGTGCAGCCATCAGTGCCAATTCGTGCTTTTTATCACCCCGATCCTGCACATATTCCAAAACGCGAGGCAAGCCGCCAGAAGCAAAACCAAGCAATGTTGATACTAATGTCATCATGATGATTACCCTATATGTTTGAAATTATGCCAATGATAAATGCGACTATGATGCCGACCAGCGTAAGAATTGCACCAATGGTTAACACGTTAGCAATAAACTTACGCATCTTGCGCCGTTGGTTCTGAATAGCCTTTGCGCGGGTGTCTTTGATCCTTGCCCGATCACGCATCATTGCAGTGTATTCTTCTGTTCCCCAACGCCAGACGATTAGCTCACGCAGTTCACGCTCTTGCTGCTCAATCTTCTTTCGGGCTACCAGTGCCTGTAACGCCTCTTGCTCGACACTGCCGCTAGAGATCAGCTTTTTAAACAGTGGCGGGTCTTTGGCTTCTTCTTCAGCAGACTTTACGTCAGCCACGGCTCCGAACCAAGTTCCCAACTGCCCACTCATATCCTCCAGCTCACGACCCATCTCAATGCCACGCTTGATGACATTGTACGCAGATGTAGCTATGGCTAAAGCGGAGACTGGGTCAAGCATTACTTATCTGCCTTCTTGTCGAGCTTAGAGAACACTTTGTCAAAGTTCTGGTTCATCTCTTGCCGAAAGGTTTGCATGTCCTGACGGAACTCCTCACGGCTTAAAAGACCAGCTTGCTCACGTTGCAGGTTTTCGATCTTGCGATCCTGATCTTTATTGTCCTCGCGAGTGGACTTGACGAACCAAGCGACTACAGCACCGGCTCCGGCTATCAGCATGTCAATCAGACTTGATTCGGGCATGATCTACCTCACTCTGGCTGCGTAGGCCAGACAACAGTTGCTGGAAAGCCTGCTTGTGCGCTGATGTCTCTAAGTGCTTGGCGATACGTTGCCCACGCTGCTTGATCAACTGGAGCGTCTATAACCTGCGTCCAGTCTGATGCTGACAGTAGCTTGTTGCGCCTCTTACGAGCATTGGCTGATTGCACAATGCTCTCTAACTCTGCCTGTGTGTGCTTCATTACACCACCCTCACTTTATAGTTACCTGCGATCAATGCTGTAATTCTTGCCACATTACCTGCTGGAGCGTCAAAGTCGTAGTCAGTGCCTAAGATTGCTCCCTCGTTTAACACGTTAGCATCGTAGTTAATTGATACACCGTTTGATGACGGCACTGTGGTTCCGCTGGTCAGGTTAAAGATGATGGCTAGGTCAAAGTCGTTACCCAGAGTTATTTGATTCGGGTCAGTGACAGCGTCTAGTTGGGTCTTGTTCATCTGGTTTGGATAGGTTGTTGTGCCCATTGTGTATTCGTTTATATCATTGCCAGCTTGCCCGACAATAAACATCTTTGTGCCGTCAGTATTAAAGGCTAATCCTTGCGGCGTTGTATCTTGAGCAGCAACTGAAAAGCTATGAACAAAAGATGCTGTGCTAACATCAAACCCAGTTGATAAAGCGTACTGGTAAACAGCATCGTTATTTATCCCAGTAATAAACATCTTTGTGCCGTTAGTATTAAAAGCTATTCCTTGTGGAATTGTATCTTGAGCAGATACTGAAAACGCATCTACAAAAGATGCAGTTGATACGTCAAAACCAGTGGACAAAGTGTATTCGTTTACGTCATCACCATCGTTTCCAACAACAAACATTTTAGTTCCATCAGTGCTGAAGGCTAGTCCTAATGGTGATGTATCCTGTGCAGAAATACTAAAACTATCTACGAAAGATGCCGTAGACACACTAAAGCCTGTTGATAGAGTGTATTCATTTACGTCATCACCATTGTATCCAAGAATAAACATCTTAGTACCGTCAGCGTTAAAAGCTATTCCTGTTGGGTTTGTTTCTTGTGCTGATACAGAAAAACTAGTTGAATAAGTAGCTGTCGATACATCAAAGCCTGTTGATAGTGTGTATTCGTAAACAGAATCTCCATGTGTACCAATGACAAACATTTTAGTGCCGTTAGTGTTAAAAGCTAATCCACTTGGGTTTGTTTCTTGAGCCGATACTGAAAACGAATCCACAAACACGGAAGTAGACACATCAAAGCCCACAACATTACTAGCACCCTCCATAGCCTGAGCCAATGCCGGTAACTCAGCATTCGTTGTGGCGTTAGTCCAGGTCTCGGAAGCGTATGTGCCGTTCGAGTTGTATTGCCATGTGCCTGCGTTATTCCTGACAATGTCTCTAGCACCCAGCGTCTCACTTACAACTGTGTAACTGATGCGGTTGTCGTTTGACAGGGCGTATAGGACTTTGCCGCTACCAGCAGACTCGTTAGCAGTCATGTCGTTAATGTCGATCCAGTAGGTGGTGTCAATAGAGGCTTTCGTGTGTACTGGTTGGTAGCCTGATGTGATGAATGATGAACCTGTTGAGTACTCGTTTACATCGTCTCCACTACGGCCAACAATAAACATTTTAGTCCCATCAGTGCTGAACGCTATTGCTTCTGGATTACTCTCCTGCGCCAATACAGAAAACAATCGTGTGAAACTTGCTGTGGACACATCAAAGCCTGTGCTTAATGTGTATTCATTAACATCATCGCCAGTATCGCCGACAATAAACATCTTCGTACCGTTAGTATTAAAAGCTATGCCTCTTGGCTCTGTTTCTTGTGCCGATACACTAAACGAATCAACAAAAGTAGCTGTTGATACATCGAAACCTGTTGATAACGTATATTCGTTAACATCTACTCCAGCAGAGCCGACAATAAACATTTTAGTGCCGTTGGTGTTAAATGCTATGTCTTGAGGAATTGTTTCTTGCGCTGACACTGAGAACGCATCGACAAATGACGCTGTGCTTACATCAAATCCTGTAGATAATGTGTACTCGTTAACATCATCGCCATCTGAACCTACAATAAACATTTTAGTTCCGTTGGTGCTAAAAGCTATTCCTGTTGGATTTATTTCTTGCGCTGACACAGAAAACGCATCTACAAAACTTGCTGTGCTTACATTAAATCCAGTTGATAGCGTGTATTCGTTAACATCATCTCCGTCAAAACCTACAATGAACATCTTTGTGCCGTCAGTGTTAAAAGCTATTCCTGTTGGATTTATTTCTTGTGCCGACACAGAGAACGTCTGCGTAAAACTAGCTACCGTCAAATCAAACCCGTTTACATACCCACTCAACTCCAAATCACCATCAACAGCGTTATAAACTACACCGTACATGTCCCAGTCACCTGATGCGACTTGATTGTAGGATGTAGGTGCTGTGGTCTCTACAAATGCTCCGCTTGTAGCTGTGAGGACAAATACACCGCTATTGGCCTCAATAGTCTTGCCTACGTCTGCTGATGTGAATGAGCCTGTGCCTAGTGTTAAAAGTAGCGGGATTGTGTACTCGTTAACGTCATCTCCGACAGAACCCACGATAAACATCTTGGTTCCGTCAGAGTTAAACGCTATGCCTGTCGGAAATGTTTCTTGAGCCGACACGCTAAAAGTATTTACAAATGATGCAGTTGATACGTCAAAAGCTGTAGAAAGAGCATATCCGTTTACTTCATTTCCACCGCTTCCGACAATAAACATCTTAGTTCCGTCAGAGTTAAATTCTACATCTTGAGGAGATGATTCTTGAGCTGACACAGAAAAACTATCTACAAAGGAGGCTGTAGATATATTAAACCCTGTAGATAATGTGTACTCATTAATGTCTTGACCAGCATTGCCAACAACAAACATTTTAGTGCCGTTGGTGTTAAAAGCAATTCCTCTTGGAGATGCGTCTTGAGCAGAAGTAGAAAAAGACTGAACATATGAAGATGTTGAAACGTCAAAGGCAGTTGATAAAGAGTATTGGTAGACCGCTGCATTTGAATAACTACCAACAAACATTTTAGTGCCGTCTGTGCTAAAGGCTAACCCAAATGGGCTTGTGTTTTGAGCAGATATGCTGAAGCTGTCTACAAAGGAAGCTGTTGATACGTCAAAGCCTGTTGACAGTGTGTACTCGTTGACATCGTCACCAGTGTCACCAACAATAAACATTTTGGTTCCGTTGGTACTAAAAGCAATTCCTTGTGGATTTAATTCTTGCGAAGCAACACTAAAGCTATCAACAAATGTAGCCGTTGTTATGTTTGCTTCAATACTCAACGTAGTCGCAGGCGCACTGTTCAACCTTTCATAGTTCTCTGATGTTGAGTTTACATCCCACTCATTGTTCGTAACGCCTGTCTGTGGCACTTCTTTGGTCACGCTTACAACAGGTGTCAGCACTGTCTTGGTCAGGTTGATTGTAGATACTTCATTTGCTGTGAACGTCTTAGTCAGCGTACCCAGCGTTGCGTTTGTGTCGATGGTTCCATACTCAAGAGCCGTAGCACCTGAGTTAACCACCAGAGCCTGACCAGCAGTGCCTAGTGTGGATAAGCCTGTGCCGCCGTTAACAACATTGAGTACACCCGTAACCTGCGTACCTACGTTGATGCTTGTGGCAACTGGTGCAACATCCTGGAATGCTGACACGTTGTAGACGCGCATAGCGTTGGTTGTGGTGTTGAAGTAGATCGTGCCGGTAACCAATGGGTTGCCATCGTTATCAACCGCTGGGTCTGATGCCTTAGCACCTAAGAACCTGTCGTCAAACAGATCAAAGCTGTTAGCAGCATTGGTTGCTGAGGTTGCAGCGTTACTTGCGCTGGTAGATGCGTTACTAGCCGATGTCGCTGCGTTAGTCGCAGAGGTTGATGCGTTAGATGCCTGAGTCGTAGCAGTTGACGCAGATGCCGCAGCATTGGTCTCGCTAGTTCCAGCATTGGTTGCAGCCGTTGTTGCAGTGCTTGCTGAAGCAGCAGCGTTAGTAGCTTGGGTGCTTGCCGTAGATGCCGACCCTGACGCAGCACTCGCACTGTTAGCCGCGTTGGTTGCACTTGTACTCGCAGCACTTGCAGAGGCTGACGCAGCACTAGCAGAAGACGTTGCGCTCGATGCGGAACTGGTAGCAGAGCTTGCACTCGACGAAGCAGAAGACGCACTTGCAGCAGCGTTGGTGGCACTTGTGGCCGCGTTAGAGGCACTTGTTGATGCATTGCTGGCTGATGTAGCAGCGTTAGTTGCCTGTGTCGTAGCAGTGCTTGCAGAGGCCGCTGCGTTAGTTGCCTGCGTTGTGGCTGTACTAGCAGAGGCAGCAGCAGCACTTGCAC